ACAAAAACCCTAAATTAGTTTTAACAGCGAACGGCGATATAAAAAGCACTAGCCCGGCCAACGTGGTAATGTCCCTAAAAGCGGATGAACAGCTAGGGCAGTATTTAAGGCGGAATGACTTTTCCCAAGAGTATGAGCTTACGCAAGAAATACGCCTGGGGAATACCACATTCCAGGCTGGGGAGTTGCCCGCTAGTTTTATAAGTGTTCTTACAGTTTACTTTGAAAATAATTTAGGGGTTGTTTATTCACCTAATGCTATGAAAGCCGGCCTTGAAACTTTCTTTTCTGAACGGTCCTATAATCCGGTAAAAGAATACATGGAGCGCGTGGCCAAAGAGTGGGACGGTAGAAAGCGAATTAGAAAAATGTTTCAACATTATCTGGGCGCTGAAGATACCGAACTAATTTCAAAAATCGCGGAAATGTGGCTAGTCGGAGCCGTGGCCAAAGTCTATGAACCCTATACCAAATTTGATTACGTTTTAGACTTGGTAGGTGGTCAGGGAGTTGGGAAAACGTCCATACTTCAAAAAATCGGTGGCCCTTGGTACACCGACGCGGTAACAGATTTTAACAATAAGGATAACTTTGACATTATGTTAAAAAGCCTGATCGTCAATGACGACGAAATGGTGGCAAGTAACCGGATGTCGTTTGCGGAAACAAAAGCTTTTATTTCAAAAACTAGCTTACGTTACCGCCGGCCTTATATGTCCAAAACTGAAGAGTTTGCTAAGAATTTCATTCTTGCCCGGACCACAAACCAGCGGGAATATCTGAAGGATAAAACCGGTGAACGCCGTTTCCTTTCCGTGATGGTGGATGGTGCAAGGCAGAAAAAACACCCTATGGAAATCGAGCAAGCTACAATAGATCAGATCTGGGGGGAAGCTGTTTCAATTTATAAGGAAGGTTTTGAACTGAAATTTGACGCTGAAACTGAAGAAGAATTAGAAAAATACCGTGAAAATTTCATGTATCGGGATGAAGTCGAAATACAGGTACTTGATTACCTTGAAATGCCTATCCCTACTAATTGGGAAAAAATGACAGTTCAAAGACAGCACCAGTACACCGCTTCTTGGTTCGATAATTCTTCAGAGATCGAATTTGGGACGGAAGAACTCAAACGAGTTTCAACCCGTGAAATTATGTACAACTTATTCATGAAAAATTCAAATGATCGGAAGCTTTCCGCGAAGATTAATTTGATTATTGATCATCTCCCAAATTGGGAGAAAAAAGCTTATAAAGCAAACGGAAAAACTATAAAAGGCTTTGTTAAAATTAAGTAAAATTTTATGACTTTGTGAAAAAAAATTACGGTAACCGATCGGTAACCTACGGTAACTTTCGGTAACTTTTGGGGTGGAGATCGGTAACTTTTCGGGAGATCGGTAACCTTACGGTAACCGTGAAAACCCTTGATATTACTGACTTTATTACTACTAATTATATAAAAGTTACCGAGTTACCGTATTTTATAAAAAAAGTATAAAAATATTTATAAAAAAATAAGAAAGCCTATTATATCAACGTTTGTAGAAAATATAAAAGGAAAAAAGTTAAAAAGTTTTAAAAATACGGTAACTCGGTAACCCGGAAAATTTCACAAACTTTTTGAAAGGATAAATATGGAAAAAGAAAAGAGTTTTGAACAAGTAATTTTTGAAATGATAGAACAAGATTTGGTTAATGAACCGAACCATTACAAGGGCCAAAATGGGATGGAAGTAATTGACGTGATCAAAAACTTTGCACCATGTCCGGAATATGCTGAAGGGTTCTTTTTCGGAAATGTCGTGAAGTATGTTTTGCGACATTCAAAAAAGAATGGCCTGGAAGATTTAAAAAAGGCCCAAGTTTATTTAGGTTGGTTAATTGAGTATTTGGAGAAAGGGAAGAATGAAACGGGAACTAATTGAAGAAACAATTAAGAAATATCAAGATCGATTAAATGATGAAGAACATTTCCAAAGGTTGAGAAATTTCTTCCCTAAAACGGCTGTACAGCAACGGAAAGAATGGATCAGAAAAAGAATTAAGCAATTAAAGGAAGATTTAGAAAATGCAGATTGATAAAAAAACTAGTGATTTACTTTTTAAGACCATAAATTGGTTTATTGCCCGTGATATTGGTCAAGGGGATATTGACAAGCAAGGTTTGAAATTGATTGAAGAAACCGGGGAATTAGTTTCCGGCTACCTTAAAGATAAAGAAGATGTTATTAAGGATTCAATCGGTGATGTGGCCGTGGTGGTTGTAGGCTATGCTATGATGGCCGGCGTCAATCCGGAACAAGTGTTTTTTACAGAAAAAGACGATTATATTCCTGATTTTGGCGGGGTGACAGCTTGGATTTGGATGATCACAGATAGCGCCTTTCAAGCTAAAGTTGCGCAAGATTTAGGGATTGAAAATTCTCTTTTGGCTAACCTTCAAAATATTATTTGTTACTTGGATCTTATTTGTCGAGAGTTAGGCTATAACTTCACTGAATGCTTTGAACAAGCTTATAACGAAATTAAGGACCGAAAAGGGCGCTGGGTTAATGGATCTTTTGTAAAAGAACAGGATTTATAAAAAGAGTAAATGCGGATGAAATACAGGGAACAGCTTTTAAAAGAAATTGAACAAACAGAATCACAGTTAAAGAAGTTGGAGAAGTCGGAACGGTCCAAAATGAAGGAACGGAACAACTTGAACCAGGAAATTCTGAAAATCTTATTGAAGAAGCAGGAAACTGAAAAGGAATTGAAGAAAAAGAAAGAAATTCTACGGGATTTATCAAGCATGACAATGGTTTTTAAATAATCAAAAAGGAGGGATAAAAAAGAATGAATATACAAGAGTTGATAAAGAAGTATGAGGAAAAATATGAAACTGTTTTTGGCTTCCCGGTCATCCGGCTCAATCAAATTTTGGAAGATCTGAAACAACTAGACGAACCGCAAAAAGTCACAATCCCGCAATTTATTGCGGATTGGTATGAGAAGCATAAAAGTAATCTGGACTATAAATTATGGAATTACATTCGTGACTGGGAAGATCAAGAAGAATCCGAGTTTAAAAATTGGTTTGATCATTCAAAAAAAGCATTCCAAACCCTCGTCAACATGCACCAATTCGGCTACGAGGTCGAGAAAGAGAAGCGGTATTTGGTGAAGGTGAAAGGGGTTTCTGGCGAAGCTAGATACTTGAATCGTGAGGTTGATGGCGATTGGTATATCAATAATAAACAGGAAACGCATCACTTCAAAGTATTACACACCCGCAAAGAACTTGAACAAGCCGGTTTTAGCTGGGTGTTTGATTGCCCCGGCGTGGAAGTTGAAGAGGTGGAATAGATGGGATTAAAACTAAATAGCAAAATCAGCGACTTGATTTTAGCGATAGGCGAAATTATCACTAGTTCTGATGGCGAAATTACGGCTGTAAGAATGGATATACCAGGCCCTCCCTTTTACTTAGAAATCGAGGTCAAACCAAAAGAGGCGGTGGAGTAATGAATAGAGAAAAATACTACGCCCTATACAGAGGGGAAAAGTTTTTAGGAATTGGAACAAAGAAAGAACTTGCTGAATTGTTGGGCGTAAAAGTAGAAACAATAAGTTTTTACGGCACGCCGGCTTATAAAAAAAGGATAAACCAGGATAAAAGCCGGCGGTTGGTTTGCATAGATTAGGAGGTGGAATAGATGGCGCTTGCATTAATGAGATATTCAATAAACGGCCAGCATGGAAACGGGGGCATTATCAATACCAATAACATTGAAAAGCTTGTTAAATTAGGGGATGTAATTGAACCTAAATTTAAAGGGTTTCTAGTGAGTGGAGAAATATTTATTTTTAACCAACTTTACTATAACGGTAGTTTTATAACCGTTCACACAATGGAGCAACTTTACAAACTTTTATCAAAACTAGACAGCGGGGTAATTCAAGACGGAGGGGAAACATGAATTTATTAGACATTCTTTTTCTTATGCTTATTATTTTCTGGTTGGTAGGTTTCCTACTTTCTCTATTAGTGGTATTTAGTTCAAGGGTGAAGAAATGATAACTAAAAAAGAATATTTTAGTTACTTCCTTGCTTTCCTTGCTATTTTCCAAATAATCGTTCTTAATATTCAAGTTGTAAATCAATCACAGGAGATTAAAAGGCTTGAAAACAAACCTAGAATGTTTGTATATGAGGTTAAAGGTGCCGGGGGTGTAATTGACCGAACCGGGACAATAACCACTAAAAACGCCTTGGATGGGCGTTATACGGTAACTGTAAACGGGTATGGTAACTTCCTAATTAATAAGGAACAGTATGACAGCTTAAAAATTGGGGACCAAATGCCTGAATATTTGAAAGGAATTGGGAATTAGTGAGTAATGCTGAAAAGTTTTTCAAGCTGTATGAAGAACTAGCTTCAGAATATCCGGACCATAAAGGATTTATAGAAACCCTGGGAGTTAAATCAGTTGGATGTTTTAGGAATCGGATAAACAAGTATAGAAAAGCGGGGACAGTTCCCCCGCCTTCTATGCTGAAATATTTTAAAGGTGTAATGGATCCAAACTTTTTACTGGAATGTATGGATGAATACATGGACGATTATAAAAGTAACGATACATGGAAATTTGACAATATCAAAATGGAATTTGTTAATAGTTACAGAAAAGAAGAATCTGAAGAAGTTAAGCATAGAAGGAAAATAAAAAAAAGGGTAGTCGCGAGGCACTACCTGGAAAAAGCTTGGAATGTGGAAGAATAAATTTTACGCTTGCAAGCCGTGAAAAGCTTGTAGGTGATAAGTGTATCAAAAATAAAAAATTGGAATGGAGGAACTCCTTTACACTGATAAATCTAAAAAGGGGCGTTTGATACACGCGCCCCCAAAATTAAAAAAAAGCCGGCCTACTGCAAAACCGACTTTCTGGAGTTATGAAAAATGAAAAAATAGGAGATAAACATATTATAACATTATTCATAATGAAAAGGGGTTCGGGGGAATTGGTTAGTAAGGCACAGGATTTACTTGATGAATTGCAAAAATTGGACATTGATATTAAAAGCCGGATGGATGAAATCAATGAGTTGGAAGCTGGGCTATTATCAAGCCCGAAATTCCAAGTTGATAAAATATCTGGTGGAAAAGGCCGGAAAATTGACGACGTGTACACTCAATTAGTAGTTATGAAAGAAGCAATAGAGCAGGACACTACTGAAATTATTAACAGAAAGTTAGAATTAAGTAGAAAAATCAACCAGTTAAAAGATCCCAAACAAAGAACGGTATTAAGACTTACTTATATTGTTAAAAAACACGTTTTGGATATTTGTAACGATTTGGACGGTATTTCTATACCTACTTATTACCGCTTGAAACGGTCCGCGATTGATGAACTGGATAGAATTATTAATGGTGATAACGTTTGATAGTTGCCGGTATAGTTCAAATTTCATATATTTTCATTGTAAAGGCACGATTGTTTCAATGTGATAAAATGTTAGTATCAAGTAATGGGGATAAATCAGAAGGATTTATCCTTTTTTTGTTTAAATTTTACCAGAAAGGAGCCAAAAGATTTTGGAAATGACGGAAAGGCAAAAGATTTTTGCGGATCATTATATCATTTCATTGAACGCTACGGAAGCTTATTTGAAAGCTTATCCAAAAGTTAAGAATGGAACCGCTGAAGTAAATGGTAGTAAGTTACTAAGAAATACTAAGGTAAAAGCCTATATAGATGAACGACTTGAAAAACTAAAATCTGAACGCGTGGCAGATCAACAAGAAGTGTTAGAGTTTCTAACCGCTGTAATGCGTGGTGAAGTCACGGAACCGCTTTTGGTCCTAGACGGTGAAGGTACACAGAAAGTAGTACAAGCTAAACCTTCAGTAGCAACTAGACGGGCTTCCGCGGTTGATTTAGGTAAACGGTACGGCTTATTTGTGGATAGGCAAGAAATCACTCAACGGGTGGTAGAAATCGAGCTAGGAAACTGGGATGATGAAGAAACCACAGATTAAAATAAAAATCAAAAATCCAAGCCGGGTTTTTAATAAGCATATCTATGACAAGTTAACAGATTATAGCACCTTCACAGAAATTCACTACGGCGGGGCTTCTAGTGGTAAAAGTCATGGAGTAATTCAAAAAGTAGTATTCAAGAGCCTTCAGGCTTGGAAATATCCAAGGAAGGTTCTTTTTTTGCGGAAAGTTGGGTCCAGTGTTTACGATTCTATCTTTGAAGATGTTAAACAATGCTTGGAAGTCTGGGGCCTACTTGGTGCTTGCAAGGTTAATAATTCCGCTTATCGGATTGAATTACCGAACGGCGCCCAATTTATTTTTAAAGGGTTGGATAACCCGGAAAAAATTAAATCCATTAAAGGAATTTCTGACGTGGTTATGGAGGAAGCTTCAGAGTTTACGCTAGATGATTACACACAGTTGACCCTACGGTTACGGGATAAGAAACACCCTAACAAGCAGATCTATTTGATGTTTAACCCGGTGTCTAAAGTTAATTGGGTATATAACGCCTTCTTTGTTAAAAAGCCTAAAAATACCGTTATCTATCAAACCACTTACAAAGATAACCGTTTCTTGGATGAAGTCACAAAGGAAAATATTGAGGAACTAGCAAACCGGAACGAAGCCTATTATAAAATATACGCTTTGGGAGAGTTTGCAACGCTAGATAAGCTTGTTTTTCCAAAGTATAAGAAACAACTCTTAAACAAGGAAGAATTAAAACAATTCCCGTCATATTTTGGCCTTGACTATGGTTTTATTAATGACCCTAGCGCTTTTATGCACATTAAAATTGATGATGAAAATAGGCGTCTTTATATCGTGGAAGAATACGTAAGGAAAGGCCTTACGAATGACAAGATAGCTGAAGCGATCAAGGCCCTGGGATATGCTAAAGAAATTATCAGGGCGGATAGTGCTGAAAAGAAATCGAATCAGGAATTAAGGAACCTTGACATTCCACGGGTAATTGATGTTATGAAAGGGCCTGGGTCAGTCATGCAAGGGATCCAATACATACTACAATATGAAATTATTGTAGATGAAAGGTGTGTGAAAACAATCGAGGAATTAGAGAATTACACTTGGAAGAAGGACCGGGCAACTAGTGAATACATAAACGAACCGGTGGACAGCTATAACCACTGTTTAGACGCTATGCGCTACGCTATCCAAGACAGAATTTTCCAAGCGAAGAAAGAATTAGACGTTAATAAGACGATTTCAAAAGTAAATCGCTTATTTAGGAGGTAGGTAAAAGATGGATCATGTAAATGAATTTGAACACGGTTTAGATATTGAAACAGGAACTAGAAACGATTCCTTGCGCTTCGATTCTATTTCAAATGAACCGTTTAGATATTCTTCTAGTGAAGCTTTGCTAGAAACCGCTGACGGGAAGAAAGCCTTGAAGGATATGCTGACGGTGTTCTTTGACAGTCAAAAGAAACGCTTGCGTATTTTGAGTTCTTACGCCAAAGGCGAAAACCACAGTATTTTATACGGAAAACGTCGGCTGGATAAAGAGAAAGCTGATTACCGCGTAAGACACCGCTGGGGTGGTTATATTTCTAGCTTTGCTACTTCATACGTTATCGGTAACCCCGTTACCGTGGGAATCATGGAAGGCGGAAACAAAGACCAGCTTCAGACAATCAAAGAAATTGAATGGAATAACGACATTAACGCCCTGAATAATGATCTAGCCTTTGACGCTTCAGTTTATGGCCGGGCTTATGAGTATCATTTCCGTGACCGGGATAATATGGACCGGGTAGTTTTGATTAGTCCGCTTGAAATGTTTGTTATTCGTGACTTAACAGTTGAACAAAATATAATCGGGGCCGTTCACTTGCCCGTTTATAATGGCAAGGTAAACATGACCTTTTACACCAAAGATCAAGCAATCACCTATAAGCCGTTTTCATACGATTCGCCCGCTTTGGTGGTTGATGAAATCACTAAACACAATTACAACGATATTCCGGTGGTTGAATGGTGGAACAATCGTTATAGAATGGGTGATTATGAAAGTGAAATCTCCCTAATTGACGCTTACGACGCTAGCGAATCAGACACCGCGAATTACATGAGTGATTTGAATGACGCCATGTTATTAATTAAGGGTGATTTGGACGCTATCGGGGCAACGGCTGACAACGTGGCCAAAATGAAGGACGCTAATACGCTACTACTTCAAACGGGAATTAGTGCGAACGGTCAACAAACGACAGCAGACGCCGGGTATATTTATAAGCAATACGACGTACAAGGCACGGAAGCTTATAAAAACCGTTTGGCGAATGATATTCACCGCTTCAGTCGTATTCCTAACCTTGATGATGATCGTTTCAATTCCACACAGTCCGGAATTGCCTTACTTTATAAGATGATTGGACTGGAACAGGTACGCAAAGACAAAGAAACCTACTTTACTAAGGCATTGCGTCGGCGGTATGAGTTGATCAGTAACATTCATAAGGCCGTAAATGGTCCTAAAATTGAAGCTGACAAGCTGACCTTCACTTTCCACCCGAACTTACCACAAGATGTTTGGACGGAAATAAAAGCTTACATTGAAGCGGGCGGGGAAGTATCACAAGAAACCCTACTTAATAACGCAAGCTTTACCGACTATGAAACGGAAATAGACCGTATCAAGAAAGAGGAAGGCGCTAGCGATTTTGAAAGAGCGAAAAGCGTAGGTATCACGGATGAACTTGAAGATAGCGGACAATAAGAGATACAACGCCGAACGTAAGGCCCAAAGCGCCCTAATGAAACGAGATTTGGACCGTGAAAGGGCCTTGGTTGAAATTTACCAGGAATCTTATGACCGCTTACAAGGGAAGATAGACCGGTTTTATATCAATTATGCGGGCCGTGAGGGCTTAACTAAACAGGAAGCCATGAAACGAGCTGACCAAATGGACGTTACTAAGTTCAATCGTAAGGCTTATAAAGCAGTCAAGGAAAAAGATTTCAGCCCGGCTACTAATGAATGGTTGAGAGTTTACAACTTAAAGATGAAAGTAAGCCGGCTGGAACTCTTAAAGGCTGAATTAGATCTTGAAATTCAGAATTTGACGGCTGAAACCTATGAAATGTTTGATCAGGCCCGTAGAAGCGAAATACTAAGCGAATTTGAGCGACAAGCGGGAATTTTGGGTAATTCTTCCAAAGGAGTGAAAAAACGCCTAGAAGCGATTTTAGACGCTGATTTCTACGGTGAATCTTTTTCAAGCCGTGTCTGGGGTAAGACAGGCTTACAGCAAGCCCTACAAAAAGATGTGTTTGCTTCCCTTAATCGTATTTACACGGATATGATGGGTTACAAGGAAGAACGGAAAAGACTTGCTAAGAAATATGGTACTAGTCAGGCAAATGCTGAAAGGTTGATTAAAACAGAAATAGCCCGGATCAATGCGGACACTCAAAAAGAAATGTTAGTGGCTAATGAGTTCACACATTTTATTTTTGTAGCAGAACCAGGAGCGTGCGAGATATGCGCGCCTTTGGACGGCAAGGCCTTTCCGGTTGATGAATTGGAAAAAGGCGTGAATATGTACCCTATGCACCCAAATTGCAGGTGTTCGGGTTATGGACACATTGAACTGAAATATAAAAAGGGTGGTAGCACCTTAAACGATTTTAAACTAAATGATGAGGACGAAAGATGAAATACAGAAAGAAGCCCGTAGTGATTGAGGCTGTTCAGTTTGTAGACACTGAAGAATCAATTTTAAAATTGTCAGAATTAGGATTAGATCCAGTCCGAATTGATTATGCTGATTTAGATAATCCAATTTTAAAAATAGAAACACTTGAAGGGGTGATAATTGCGACTGAAGGTGATTACATTATCAAGGGTGTACAAGGCGAATTTTATCCATGTAAGCCTGATATTTTTGCAGAAACTTACGAAAAAGTTGAATAAATCACTATAAACCGTACGGGATTCCATACGGTTTTTTGCTTGTCCAAACCGTGCTGAAGACGTTAAAAGTTGCATGAGTTCGGGGAGGTTGCCCGTCAAGCGTAGAAAGGAGCCTAATAATGGCAGAAGAACAAACACCACAGGCGATTGATCCACAATCACCGGAAACAGTTGAGGAACAAGCTAGCAATCCGACACAGGAACCAGAAAAGATGGTATCAGTGGCCGAAATGCAACGCCGGTTGAAATCAATGGAAGATAAACATTCCAAAGATACAGCGGAAGCGATTGCCAAAGCCTTGGAAAAATACAAGGCAGAAAGCGAACTTACCGGGAAAGAGTTAGAAGAGTACCGACGTAAGGAAGCTGAAGCAGAAAAACAAGCTTTACTTGATAAGATCGCTGGGCTTGAGAAAGAACAAACTAAGCGAGAATTGACAGATGAAGCTATTAAAACACTTTCTAGCCGGAAACTTCCGGTTAATGATAAAGTGATTTCTTTTGTTGTTAAAGATACCGCCGAAGGTACTTTACAAGCTATTTCAGACCTTGAAAGCATTATCAGCGAGATCAAGGCTGAATACTCACAATCGGAACCTCCTAGAGTTTCATCAGATTTTAGAGGGTCCGAAAAATCAAATAGAGGGGATATCTTCCGAGATTCCCGGATCATTAAATAATTACCTTAAAGGAGAAATTTAAAATATGACAGTACAAACTTTTAACCCTGAAAAAGTCCTAGTTTCAGAAAAGAAAGATGGAACTTTTACTAAAAAAATGACAGATATCATTATGAAAGATGTCGCTGAAAATTCAGTAGTAATGCAACTTGGACAGTACCACGAAATGGACGGTTTGCAAGAAAAAACTGTTTACGTTCAAACAGATGGCGTATCTGCTTACTGGGTGAATGAAACAGAAAAAATCAAGACCGACAAACCTGAAGTGGTTCCAGTTTCTCTTAAAGCTCACAAATTGGGTATTATCCTAGTTGCTTCCCGTGAGGCATTGAACTATACATGGGAAAAATTCTTTGAAGATATGAAACCGCAGATCGTGGAAGCCTTCTATACTAAGATTGATGAAGCTGGACTTTTAGGACATGAAACGCCTTTCGCTAATTCAGTAGCTAAGTCCGCTAAAGATTCTAGTCAGGTTGTTGTTGGTCCTATCAACTATGAAAACCTTCTTAAATTGGAAGATAAGCTTTATGAAGCGGACATTAACCCTAATGCCTTTGTTTCTAAAATTCAAAACCGTTCTGCATTGCGTGAATCACGCGACGGCGACAAGAAAACAATTTACGACAAGGCGAACAATACCATTGACGGTATCACTACCGTGGATTTGAAATCTAAACAATTCAAGAAAGGCGACCTTTTGGCCGGTGACTTTAACAGCTTAATTTATGGTGTACCTTATAATATCAATTTCAAGATCTCCGAAGAAGGTCAAATTTCAACCATGAAGAACCAAGATGGAACGCCTATCAACTTGTTTGAACAAGAAATGGTAGCGGTTCGCGTAACTATGGATATCGCTGTAATGGTTACTAAAGCGAACGCGTTCGCTAAGTTGACTGCTAGCGCTGAAAATATCTAATCAATTAGAAAGGGGTAACTAATGACCTATATTGTGACCCGAAATATTATCGACACAAAAGATAATAACCGCTTTTATGAAGAAGGGGACATTTTTCCCCGTAAAGGTTTTGAAGTTTCCAAGGATCGAATTGCTGAATTAATCGGTAAGGGTGTATTGGGCGTTAAGGGTGAAGAAACACCAGCACCAGCACCAACCGAGGAAGAAGCACCGGCTGAAGAAACTGAAGAAAAACCACTTGAAAAATTGAAAGTGGCAGAATTGAAAGAGTTGCTAGAAAAAGCGGGCGTAGAATATGAAGCGGACGCCAAAAAAGCGGATCTAGTAGCTTTGGCCCAAACTATCGAAGGGGAATAAAAGATGGAAGAAGCCCAACTAGCAAAAATTAAACGTCGGTTGGGTATCGACCCTTCCGACAACTATGAAAATGATTTGTTGAAAGATTTAGTGGACGACGCTGAAAGTTATTTTAAAGGACTTACCGGGACACTTGAAATTAACAGTAAGTACAATTTCATGATTGAAAACGTGGTGTATAAGCTTTATGGCCGGAAAGGTTCCGAGGGTGTAACGTCTGAAACGGTTGATGGTTATTCCGTGACTTATCAAGACTGGGATAACCTATTCAAACCATATATGGCCATTCTTAACAAAGACTTTGGCCTAGACGGTACGCAACGGGAACGCGGAAAGGTGTTTTTCCTATGAAGACACCACACAGAATTATCCTAATTTGTGGGGGGCGTAAGAAATATAATCCGGAAAAGGATGAATATGAAACACAAGCAAGAAAAACCGTTACGGTCCCTTGCTTGGTTAATAAAGTCAGTCAATCAAAGGTGTTTGAACTGTACGGGAACCGGACAGATGTAATTATCTCTTGCCGATTCCAGCAGGAACAAGCACCATTTACACAAGCCGTTTTTAATCGTGACACCTATGAACCTATCGAAGCAATCGACACGCCAATTAAAGGGGCTGTACGGTTGAAGAAAGTAGGACCTTTTGGGCGTTAAAGTTAAATGGCACGGGATTGAAAAGCTGACAATGACGATCTCAAACGCTCATCCAAACGCTGTTAAACAATCTTTAGAAGTTTTGAAAAACAATGGCGAACGTGGCAAGGCAGTTGCAAAGAGAAAAGCGCCGGTAGATACAAGCTTTTTAAAGAATCACATAACAACGAATTACCAGGGCATGGAAGCACATATACACGCTGAAGCTGGATATTCCGGTTATCAGGAATACGGTACCCGTTTTCAACCAGGGACGCCGTTCATGCGTCCAATGATCCAGGAAGTTCAACCACAATTTCAGGAAGATATGACCAACGTAATGAAGGGGGTTTTTAAATGACGCCAAACCATGAATTATTCAGATTGATTTATCAGATGGCGGAAGCAAAGGAGAAAACCTTTGACTTTTTGCCCGAAGCCGGGACACAATACCCCTTTATCTATATAGGTGAAAATAACGCCCTAGAAAGCCCAAATAACGACCTTTGGGGCGAGGTGGGTCAAACGGTCCACATTTACGCTGAACGTTCACAGCGGGCTATTTTGGACGATATAACAGCCTATTTAGAAACGAATGTCAAGAATATTTCCGGGAAGTGGGAATATCACTTACAGCACACTAACACAAATAAACAGATCATACCAGATAATACAGACGTCCGGCCTTTGCTTCATGTGGTCCTGGACGTTTTTTATACCTATACTAAGAAGGAGAAAAAAATAACTAATGGCTGAATTAATTCAAGGAAAAGACTATATCGCGTTTTTCCGACGCGTTAAGGACCAAAAGAAACAAGACGCCGGAAAAG